CGCTGAGTGGGCTGACCGTCTTGGTATCCCTCATAGCACTGCTATTACTTGTGTCAAGCCCAGTGGAACAGTTTCCCAACTGGTTGACTCAGCTTCTGGGATTCATGCTCGTCACAGTCCCTATTATATCCGTACTGTGCGTGGAGATAATAAAGACCCACTAACTCAGTTCATGGTTGATCAGGGTATACCCAACGAGCCTGACGTTATGAAGCCTGATGCTACCACAGTGTTTAGTTTTCCTATGCAGTCTCCTATGGGTGCAATTCATACTGCTGACATGACAGCCTTAGAACAACTAGAGATGTGGTTGATGTATCAACGTCATTGGTGTGAGCATAAACCTAGTGTTACTATCAATGTCAAACCTGATGAATGGTTTGAGGTAGGGGCATTTGTGTACAAACACTTTGATGAGATGAGTGGTGTGTCGTTCCTACCTTTCAATGAACACACATATCAACAGGCACCATATCAAGAATGTACAAAAGAAGATTTCTACAACATGGTAGATGCATCACCTGTTAAGATTGATTGGACTAAGCTATCATCATACGAACAAGAAGATAATACATCAGGGATGCAGACGATGGCATGTACTGGGGATGTGTGTGAAATGGTAGACATCACTTAAAGTAACCACCTGAGTATGTGGCTAAACTGCTCCAAACAAGGAGAACTAAAATGATTTGGGTTTACGTAGTAGTTATGGCAATGGGTTCAGCCCCTGCAAAAGAAGATAAGTTTATAGTACATGCAACTAACCTTGCTTTTTTAACCGAAGAGTCTTGCCAAGAGTGGCGAGAGTATGATATGCTACGCTTGTACAACACAAGACCAAATGAAAATGCCAAGGCTGTAAGCCAGTGTTTTTCTCTACCTCTATTTAAACAAGGAACTAAATCTTAATGGCTGTAAGAAAACGTTTTAACAGAGCATTGTATGAAGCATATGATGCTGCTGCTAAGGACAAACTTGTAACTTTACTTGAGCAAAAAGGACACACCATTGTAAACACAGAAGAAAACTATTATGTAGATGTAGTGTCACAGAAAGATGACTACACTTACTTCAATGAGGCAGAGGTAAAGGTAGCATGGGATGGTGACTGGCCTACACATTGGGCAGAGATTAGGATTCCAGAAAGGAAGCAGAGATTATTAGACAAGTATGATGGTGCTAATGGTGTACTAAATTTCTATATCTTCCGTAAAGATATGAAGCAATGCTGGCGCATCAAGGATACTTGCTTGACTAAAGAGAGTCTCAAAGAAGCTAAGGGTAGATACATACAGAAAGGTGAGCAGTTCTTCCACATCCCCTATACTAACGCAGAACTAATTGTACTAGAGAAAGAGAACAACAATGGCTAAATGGAAAGAGTTGGCTGTGGATATGGTAGAACATCCACCCCATTATAATGCAGCAGGTATTGAATGTATTGATGCTATGCAAGCTATGGCTGAGGATGCACCTGTCAGCGCACATGAAGCATACTGCTGGCAAAACTCTTTCAAGTATCTTTGGCGATGGCCTTACAAGAATGGCTTAGAAGACTTGAAGAAAGCACGTTGGTACTTAGATAGACTTATCAGTGAGGTAGAAAAAGAATGAAGCCATACGATCAGGGCAGAGAAGCTTTTATTAAAGGCAAGTTAGGTAATCCCTACAAAATAGATACACGACCTAACAAAGATTGGGAGTTCGGTTTCAACACCGAGTATTTCAAGAACCTAGAAAAAGTAAAACAGTATGAGCAATCTAGAACAGGAAGCTAAAAAATACACACGCAAGAAGCGTAACCCAGACATGATAAAACCCCTCACTGCCCGAAGGTATCTAGCAGGACAAGCTCTTGCTGGAATACTTTCGAATAGTAGAGGGGCTTTAAATATGTCTGAGGTAAGGCGTTCAGCATATGAGTGGGCAGACTTTATGTTAGAGGATGAGTGTGGTTAGTCTAGGCCGAAGCCTTGAATTATTGATCTATAATTATCCTTTTGTATAAGGACATTAATTAAGTTTAATTTTGACAATGCGTCTTCTCTTTTGTACACATCCTCTAAACTACCAGTAATCCCTAGAAATTTCATTGCTTCTAGGGCCTTCTTTTTATTGCTAGGTTTAGATAAATCTCTAAGCATAGTTAAACTTTGTGGCATGTGTCCATCCTCAAACAAAGCTTTAACATTACCTTGAACTTCTTTCTGCATATCAGCCACAATCTGTGCTTTTTTCTTTTGTTCCATCTCAAAGAAGTCAGGATATTTATTTAGATATTTTATAGCAGCTACTTCAAAGTAAGGGTTGACCAAGCTTTGCATTTTTCTTTTGACAATAGCAGGGCCATCAAACTTTGTAGCTTTCCAACTAGGCATACCTGCAGCATTCATCATCATTTCTGCAGAGATAGGTTCCCCTGATTGCCTAAACATAATTTGTTTGCCTACACTTGTAGGCTTTGGTTTACCAAATGTATCAAGTTTTTTTGGTAAATCAGAGTATGTTTCTTCTGATCCAAAAGGTGTTACTCCCCCAACCAAACCATCAATATATTTTATGTAACCTTGGTACTCGTATGGAACCATGTTTAAATCAGGTGCGCCACTTTGATCAGTAAACAATTTGTAAAACTCGTTGACTGGTTCTACGTGTCTAGTAAGACCCTGACCAGCACGTGCTACAAAAGGTCCAATCACTGCGTCAACTACACCAATGTAATCTTTATCTTGAGCTTCTCTTAAAACAGACTCTGCAAAAACATAAATACTTTGTTCAGTTACATTCTCCATATCTCTGATTGCTTGACCACCTAATTGAAGGCCAAGCTCTGTAAGTAAATCTGCTGGAACTTTATCAAAATTAAGGCTAGTAAGATTATCAAACTCTCCCATAGTAGCATGAGCTAAGATTTGAGCTGTTAGTTGTATTGTAGAATTAGGCCAATCATATCTTACATCAGCAATAGAACCATCATTAAGAACTTGTTGATTATATGCTAAACCATTCTTTACACGATAAGCAGCAGTATTTTTTTGTTCATGAGGTAGCATGTCAGTATCAGTATCTGACAGTCCGTAAGTTGCTAGACCTATTGTGCTATATCCAACAATAGTTTTACCTAATATTTCAGATCCTTCTCTTGTTACAAAGTCTATTTCTTTACCTGTCGCCCTCATCATAGCCATACGCATTGCATTTACGCCAGTCAAGTCGGCAGCAGTAGCAAGAGTTGTATTTAAGAAAGAGCCAAACGGAACTATAAAACCAACAGGACTTTTATTAGTAAGAGTCTCAACACCTTCAGCTATAGTCCTAAAACCAAATCCAATATCTGTTTCTAACCTACTCCAATTAACAGAAGCAGTTTCTCTTTGAGTTCTAAACAAAGCCTTTTCTGCTACGTCAGTAAGAAATCTTTTCTCACCCATAGCCAGATGGACAGCCTCTTTAGAAACTTGACCTGATTTCCATTCACCTTTAAAGAATTGTTCAGGTGTTATTCCATACTCTCTCATGATAGCTTGGTTCATGTTATTGCCAAAGGTCCAAGTTTTAGTTATATCATCTTGTACCCTTGCTAAAGATAGTGTTTGCATAGCCTTAGTATAACCATCAACACCTTTATATATTTTATTATTTGGGTCTAAGTTAAATTGTTTAATACTATCAAATGCACCACCATCACCTGCAACATCCCTGAACAATGCTTCTCTAGTCTTAGGGTCTAAGTTAAAGTATTTTCTAGCATATGCCATTTCAATGTCAGGAGATACCACGGAGTAACCTCTACGTATAGCACCAGCAAAGGAACCCCAACCTCTGTTGTAGTATTTTTCTGCTTTGGTTGTATTACCTATTAATTTAAATGCACCACTCTGACTAAAGTTTATAGCAGAGGTAGCAAAGTCGGATAAATTATTGAGTGTAACAAGTTGTTTAAAACCCTTAAGGTTAGCACCTGTTGTGGATAGGTGAGAGGTAAGTAGACGTTTATACACAGACAAACCAAACTGCATTCTCTTTGGTTTGTCACCACCTTTATGATATTTACCTGCCATAGCAGACAGTTTTTCTGCTGCTGTAAGTTTACCACCAGAGATTTGTCCAAGTATAGAGCTTACATTAAGTGCAGCACCAGAACCAGATTGTATCTGTATAAATTGTTTGCTTAGTTCCTTTGAGGTTTTACCTAAACCTATAGGTCTACCAATAGTATTTTCATACTGCGTTGTTATTCTTTTCACAACATCATCATCAAGCCAGCTAATAGTTTGACCATAGATACCACTAATTTTACCATCTTCTCTCATACTAGGATGAACTTGAAAGCCAGCTTCCTCTAGTACTTGAGCATAACCTTTTAAGTTTTGACTGTCATCACCAAAGAAAAACCTACGAAAGAACTGAGTGGTCAGCTCGTTGTCACCCATCTTACCACCCAGTTGACTTAGGGTTCCAGATGCATCTTGTTTAGCATCGTCCCAAACTTTAAAGTCTACAGGTCGTGTACTACCACGTATTGTTCCAAAGTTTGCATCTACTGCAGTGAAGATACCACCCATACTAGGGCTTAATTTAGCTTTGACGTGGGCCATTGCCTTCTTAGGATCAAGCTTACCAAGAGTAAGGTCTAGGTCTATGTATCTTGCAAAGTCAGGTGTAAGTTTACCCTTTGCTCTTAGGGTCTTGATACCTTCTTTAGTTAGTACAAGAGATGGTAACACCATACTACCAAGAGCAGCAAATCCTGTTTGATATCTGCTGTAAGTTTCTTGTGCATCAGTACGAATTAACTGCATTTGATACGCAACATCAGCACCCATAGTAATACCACCATCTACTATTGCAGGTGCAATTACAGCAGTAGCAGCGGCTCGTCTACCTAAACTAACACGTGCAGCCTGTTTAGCAGCAGGTAAAGCTGCACCTTTAGCAAGCTGTGCTTTAAGTAATTTTCTGTATGTAGTTTGTGCAAGAGTTCTTAAGGCTAGTCCTGTTGCTTTGGTTGTACCTACGCTTAGTAGTCTACCAAAACCAATACCAAACAATGTGCTAGGGTCATGAAGCCCAGCCCTGAGATAGTCTCCTGTAGCATCAGCAGCTTCAGCCCAAGAACCTTCACCAGTAAATGCGTTGTCCATCTGATTAAACAGTCTATAACCTGCACCAAGTTTAGCTCTTGTTATATCGTCCGCATTTATACCATAGACAGATTCATTAGCTACAGTTACAGTTTGCAATCCAGCTAAAGATCTTTGATAGTTCTGATATGTTTCAAACAAATCTTCAGGTGACATAGACCTGTAGTCCCTGTCTAAACCACCTATGGTTCCACCAGCAGTAGCAGTGGCAGCTTTGTAACCTTTTTTAAGGAGACCTGCTGGTTTAAACCTAGCTTCCATTGCGCTTGTCATAACTTCTATTAGGTCAGGGTCTGAGATAATGTCTTCTTTAATTAAGGGTTTGTTGTTGTATTTTTCTGCAAAGTGTTTGTCAAGATCTATGAATAGAGAGCTTTGTGGGCCTTGAGGAACTACCTTACGTGTAGCAACTTCAGGAGTTAAGTTTAAAATATCTTCTAATGTATTAATACTAGGTGCAACTTGAGGTGAAGCAGGTTCTGCTGCAGGAATAATAGGTTTAATACCTAGAATATCTTCTAAAGTATTATTTTCTTCTTCTACAACAGATTCAGGCATAACAGTAGTAGTGGTTTCAGTTAAACCTAAGATGCTTTCTAATGTGTCTGCCATTACTGCGACCTATTAAATTGTTCTATTAGTTGTTCTGTTACAGTTTGTTCTGAAATACTTCCATTACTCCCATAAAATTTAACTGTAGTACCTACAGGAACTAAACTATTTTGCATAAGGTATTTAAAAATTTTCTGTCCATATTCAGCTAAGTTTTCTACGCCTTGCACTGGTGCAGTTAAATCAAGATCAGGGCGTGCAGCAGCTTCAGCATATGATTTTGGAAACTGCCCCATTTTTACTGCGTTCTGTAATACAGGTTGAGACTCAATGTATTGACTTGCATAAGAGTTACCAAATAAACCAAACAAGTCTGTTAATATAGGCACATCTCCTTGAGCTTTTGATAAACCTGATTCAATTTGTGCTACCCTAGCAGCTCTCCAAGTATTAATCTGTGCATCTTCAGCTTCAGGTGCGCCTCTAAGATTTTCTAACTCTCCATAAGCAGTACGAATAACTTCCATACCAACAGCTTTAGTGGCATCATCTAAGTCTTTAAAAGAAAGAGCAGGTACAATGTTTAAAGAACCTGCTTTTAGGTCTATCTGTTGTCTCGGTGCTACATTTGGAGGAAACATAAGACGTTCAGCTTCACTTGCAGTAATACCAAACTGTTCAAGCACTGCATCTACATCAACTTTATAACCTTCTGGCTGTGTAATTACTGCGTTATTTAAAGCCTCAACAAACATCTCATTAGGCATAGGATTAACTTCACCATACTCTTTAAGGTGTTCCTCTTTTGCTTGTGTAAAAGCGGTTACAATCTTAGCTAAATCACCAGCACCTCCACCAGCAACTTTAGATATTACTTCGTCTGGAATACCAAATTGTTTTAATTGCTCTAGACTTTGCTCAACAGTGTCAATAGATTTACCACTAGCAGAAGCTACTTTATAATCACCACCAGTAAAATTACTTTTATTTTTATTTGCATACTTTAAAGCCATGTCTAAAAGTTTTAATCTATTACCTTCTTCAAACTGTGCATCAAGTTTAGCTTCAGTTTTTTCTTTTTCTTCTCTAGCTCTGTCGGTTTCAACACCATGCAAGAATCCTTCCCACATACCCATATTACATAACTCCTTGTGGTCTTGCCATTAAACCTTTTGGTTTTTCTTCAGGCATTTCAGCATCACTCATAGGTGTCTTAGGAAGAGAAGCTTCAAGATCACCTAAGTCAGGCTTCTTGTCCAGCTTAATATCTTTAAGAATCTTACGTGCTTTATTCTCACGGATAGCATAGGCTCTTTCTTCTTCAGAATCATCTTCATCAAGACCCTCATCATAATCAATACCTGTAGCATCAGCTAGACCTACAATATATTCATGGATGATAGGGGCAATGATCATGCTCACGTCTACACTATGCTCACCATTAGCTACAGCGTTACGAAGAATACCCTCAGTCATGGTGACAACATCAATGCCTAGCTGTAAGAAGTCTAGCATAGCTTCTATTCTTTTAGGTTGATTAAGTCTTTCAAGGTGATATACTAATGCATCCTCTGGTGTGGCAAGACGTGAAGGATTTTCCCAAGGATAATTCTTAGGTTCATTAGTCAATGACTGACCGGGGATTGGTGCTTCAAACATTCTTTATTCCTCATACAATGAAGTGCCAGATAACTTCATAAAGTTATAGGCATCATTTCTTTCAGCTTTCTTAAGCATACCCGGCCCATTAACTATCCGAGTAACTTTATCTGTATTGGAAAAGTCTTTTACTGCAGGTCTTACATTTGTTTCCCAGAACCAGAAAGAAGTATCTGCTGCAGTTTCTTTATCTAAAACTAAATCAGGATCATCGGCCAAACCTGCGTAGCCAAGAGCTTTACCAGCAGCTTCATAGTTATCTTTATGAGTTAGCTGCAAAAATCCTCTTCCTTTGTACCTCTTACCACCACCATATCTATCTTTACCGGGTCCGTACTCTTCTAAAGTTTTAAAGTAATCTGTTTCTATTGCAACCTGCGCCATAAATTGTGCAAGTTCTGGGCCTTCATAGCCACGATCCTTAGCTTTTTCAAATATATAACTTTGTAACTCTTTTTGTTTTTTATTAAAGGTAGGTACAACATTTTCAAAACGTGGAAACTTACCCCCACGTTTTACAGGAGGTTTAACCTGACCCAAAGCATCTCCAGTTTCATTATAAAATGCCTCATCAGCATCAGCTTCAATAGAACTTTTTAGTTCAGCATTTTGTCTACGCACTTGGTTATAGGCTTTGTCTAACATAGATACATTATCTTCGTTAGTCTCAACACCTGATTTTATTCTTGGACTAACAAGGCCGGGAAGTCTGGACCTATCCATTTGTATTTGTTTAACATCAGAGTAAGTTCTTTTATTTTGCAAACGAAGCTCACCTTCATCAGCAGCAGAAGGTTTTCTAGTTCTATCATTAGACATATAATCAAAAACTTCACCTAATGTATTTCTAGCACCTTCTAAAAGTTTTTGATAACTTAACGATCCCATTTGTTTTATTCCTTAAGATAAAATAAGTTGAGTAAGAAGGCTATACTTAGCTGTATCTTCATTACTTTTTCTATTCTGTTCAGCTTGTGTTTGATACTGACTGATTTGTTTTTCACCAAGCATGATGTTTACCATACGATCTTTCTCTTGCTCAGTACCTTTAAAAGCATAGTCCATCAGGTCACGTTCTCTCTGCCATATCTGATCTACAGTAGCCTTAGTAAATGTATTAACAGTAGCAGCATTGATCATGTTGGCTTCGTTCTGTGCTGCAGTGTTCAATGTGTCCACGTTCTGTCTCCACTGTGCATTAGCTTGAGCTACAACAAGACCATTCTGTGCGTTGAACTGATTACGTTGTTCCTGCATACTAGCATTAAACTTGTCCAGTGCGTTGGTTTCACCAGCATTAAATTGTGATATAGCATTAGCTTGAGCTGCATTAAACTGTGTAACTTGTGTGTTAAGGTTAGCCATGAATTGCTTTGTCTGGTTCTCACTAGAAGCATTGAATTGACGTGCAGCATTCTCAGCAGCTTGATCAGTAAGCAGTGACTGCACGACAGACTGAGCCTTAAACATGGAAGTCTGCTGTGCGTTATTCATGTTAGACATATCCATTTGTAAGAATGAGTTAGCATTCTGTACAGCAGCCTGTTGCTGATTGGATAAGTTTTGTGTTTCAAGCTGTGCAATAGCAGAGGCTTCAGCTAATACCATAGCCTGTTTGTTAGTTAGGTTAGCCATGTTTACTGTGTTAGCATTACGGCTATTCTCCAAAGCAACCTGTTGCTCTGCAGTAAAGTTCATGTTTGCTACGTCACTAATTTTAGCAGCATTAGATACCCTAGCTTGGAACGCTTGGTCAAACTCTTGGCCCATAAAGGTAGCACGTTGTTGAGCTGCAAGCATAGCACGTTGTTGTCTGTTTGACAAGTTCTGTGCTTCAAAGGTTGCCTGTGTTTGTGCATCAGCCATAGCAACAGGTAATGCAGACTCCATAGCAGCTTGTACAACAGCTTGTCCAGCCATGCTACTAGCACCTAGTCCACGTGCAGCCATAGCTGCTGTAGCTGCTCTCATTGCACCTGCTGCCCATGCTGGTGTGTTACCACCTTCAAACTGTGTCATAAGAGTAGACAACTGGCCCTGTACTGTAGCTTGTTCTGATGGGGTAGCTGTGGCAGCTTGTACCTGCTCAGTAAATGCAGCAGCTTTAGTAGCATCAGCAACACCTGATACAAGCTCACCGTCTTGTATCTCTCTCTGTACAGGGTTAGTCATTACTACAGCTTCACCTTGAGCTGAAGTTAAGTCTTTAACACCTGTAGTAGCTGGGTCCATAGTAGCAGCAGTTACCTGTGCTTTATCTGACACTGCGCCTGTCACTGGGTCTACATCAGCTAAAGCTGTAGTGACTTCTCCTGATGCTGTCTTAGCATCTACTGTTTCTGGGGTTATAGGTTCTGGTGTTGCGGCAGTGGTTGCAGTGGCTACACCTGATGGTGATCGGGGTTCTGTAGGTAATTGAGTATTAGTTAAAAAGATATCTTCCATAGGATAAGGATCAAGAGGTTTAACTGTTGCTAGTTTTTCAGCAACTAATTTTTTGTATTGTTCTTCTCTGGCTTCACTACCTCTAGGAGCAGTAAGTTTTGAGTAGTCTAAATATAAACCTGTTCTACCATCTTGAGACAGTTTACCCCCTTCTGTACGAGGATCTAGTGAACTTTCGTAGTCACTTCTCATAGGCGTATGACCTTGAGCACCACGTATTATTCCATCACTTGTGATACTGCCTCTACGCACAAGACTTTCTACAGGTACACCAAAAGCTTTTGCTATTTCTTCTGGGTTAGAAGAAATATCTATCCCTTTTGTACGGCGCTCTTCATTTGTTTTTTTTAAATGGTCTGCATAAAATTCACGGTCTTTATCAGTAAATTCTCTCTGTCTTTTTTCTTCCATTGCTCTAATACGTGGATCAAATATCTCCGAGGGTGGGCCGGGCAATGGCTCTAGACCCCTATTAACATAGCCGGGAAGAGTATCAGGTGTTGCCATAATCTGAGTAGGTTGTGGTTGAAAGAGTTTAAAGAAATCAGGTTGACCAGCTTGAGGTACAGGGGAAGTAACTTGACCAGCAGTGGGGTCTATGGTTGTACCTGCAGCAGCAGGGTCTAGCTTTGCTACTTCTGGTTTTGCTACAAGAGCTTGAGGATCAACAAAGGCATCACGTACCATTTGACGTTGACCTTGCACTACCTCTTCAGCCATTTCTTCCGGTGTCTTAGTAGGCACATCATCAGGTTCTACAGGGGTAGTGGTTGCAGTGGTCTCAGTGTCACCACCTTCTGCCATAGCTGTAGTAGGTTTCATAATGTTTAAAGCTCTACGGACGGTAGCAATACTTTCAGGTTTTGACATTAAAAATTTATCAACTGCTTCACTGTTAGCAGGACCATTGTAACCAAACTTTCTAGCTACAGCTTCATTAAGTCTTTGATTAATCATTATTAAAATCCGTCCTTTAATCCATCAAGTATATCTTGAACTGATACTTTCTTCTTTGCATTAGGTGTGTATCTACACATATACGTCTTAGGGCATTCACTAAACTTAAACATAGGGTAATGATATCCTATTGTACCATTAGGTCCACGGTAAATGCAAACCATTTCTCCCTGTATCTTAACTCTTTTTGCTAAGTGACACTGTACAAACTCAGGGTTACTTAACAGCCCTGCTAACACAAGGGGTAACACAACAAGATTAATCATTAACCAATTCCTAGTGATATCAGATATATGCCCCCACCTAATACACCAATTATTAGTAATGATAGGCCACCTATAGCTGCGTTGTTTGCCATCTGTCTTTTAGCTTCCATCGCCGCATAAACAGTCTCTTCACGTTCCTTACGTATTTGCCTACGCATACCTAACATTTCATCGTATGTGCCAAGACCAAACCTGTAGTCTAACATAAACTTTATTTCTTTTTCTTTCTCAAGCAATGTCTTCTTACGAACAATAATGTCCATTGCTTCTTGTTCTATGTTGTCAGTACCGTGTGTCTGCTTGTCTAACCATGTAGGGTTCTTACGTTGGGACTCAGCCCTAGTAATATCAGCTACTGCACCGTACCATGCACCTAGTTGCTGTGATACATCTTGTATCTCTCTACCAGCACCTACTAGCATCTTGACCCCTTTGAAGGCTGCATTAGCTGCAGCAAAAGCTGTAACGGGGTCTATCATTTAATTATCTCTTTGCGTGATTAGTTGTAACCACATTTAATGCTTCCTTGATTGCTTCTACATTTGCATCAATACGTGCAATCATTACGTCATTCTCATGTATATCATCAGCTAGTCTTGCTGTGCTAGTTTCTACATCAGCTATCTCAGCCCTGTTATACTTAATGTCTGATACCATGCTGGACACTGCCCACACTACAGCAGCACCCTGTGCTAGTAATGCTCCTGCTATTGTTACTAATGTCCAGTTGATATCCATTAAGTTACTTCAACCCAGCTTGTTGTATCTTCATTCCAAATGTAGCTTTTGTCATCATCAGGATACGCAACAGGTGGCTCCCACAAACAAGTTGTTTCGTTTAGTATCCAACTTGGGTGAGGCTGTGGCGCATAGAAAGCATCCCTTGTGCTGTCATATGTGTAGCCAACACCTGCATAGTTTTTTCTTAATGGTGTGTTGCCAAGTCGGTGCTGACCACCATATGTATTGTAGCTGGTCTGAACCCAAGTCCCTACCTGAGTATCAACAAAGTCTTGTTCAGCCACAATTACTTGCGTGACAATTCCGTTTTCTATTTTTGCATAATGTGCCATTATTTAATCAATCGTAAATGTGCCAGAGGAAGTAAATTTGTGGAACGTATAATCACCACTTGTCGTAACAGTGCCGCCTGAAGCTGAACCCTCAGAAGATGTAAGGTACTTAATAACAACAATACCAGAACCACCTGCTGTCCCGTCAGTATCACCAGACCCACCACCAGCACCGTTGCCTGTGTTAGCCCCTCCTGCTGGGCCTGTACCAGCACCATTAGCATTATTACCACCATCACCACCAACAGCATATGTTACTCCATCTGTTCCCGCAGCACCTGCACCTCCTGCCCCAAAGTCAGTGTTAACAGCATTTGCTCCAACGGCCCCTTTACCCCCGCCACCAGCCCCCGGCCCGTATTCTCTAGTGCCAGCATTTCCACCAGCATTTCCTTGATTTGTCGTACCTGCTCCTCCTGCGGCAGAATTCGTAGAGCCACCACCGCCACCCGAACCACCAACAGAGCCAGTAACGCCGCCCGAACTACCGTTAGCACCACCACGACCCCCACCTATCATTGTCTCGCCAAAAGCTGTGGTATTACCGCCATTTGTTTGTGCTTGGCTGGCAGAGCCTAACACACCGCCTGCGCCGATAGTGATAGTGTAATCGCCACTCTCTTGTTCTACGTTAGAAAATGTCCTCATGCCTCCAGCACCGCCACCACCACCACGGTTTCTGCCTGAACCGCCACCGCCAGCAACAAGAGTATAAGTAAGGTCAATCGGCGGTCCCCCTCTACTTGGATAACCGCCAAAGCCTAACATATTATAACCAAAGCTACTCATTATGCATCATTCGCCGCATCAGTGGTAAAGAATAATTTAATGCCATGTAGTCTACAGTCTCCTGCCATATCATCATTAGTTGCTGAAACATCCCTAAATATTCTAAAGTAACAAAGTTGATCTACTGCTGGTGAACCTGCAATAGTAATAGCAGCACTCTCAGCAGACACTAACATTTCTTCTACAGCACCTTGAGCATCATCATCTACTAATACTGCTGTGCCATATGCTACATCTATTGTATCATTGTCTCCTACAGCTACACCTTGTAATCCTAATGTTACACCTGTAGTGGCTGCAATGCCTGACCAAAAGAATTGAAAGGTTACAGTACCTTCATTCCATGATTTAGGAAATGCCACACTAAACTGTGCAAATTCATCACTATCTTTATCAAAGTCTAATACAACCATATCAGGTCTACCTGATGTAGTCTCTACTGTAGTAAGTGCAGAACAACCATTAGAAGTAGTGGGCTGCATAGCACTGGCAGGAACCCATATAGTTTCTTTACCTGCAGTTTTTGCTACTACTCCATCTAATTGATTTAACTCAGCAGCAGTGCTAGTAACAGCAGTGCTACCCAAGATTAGATCACCGTCAGGAATTATAACGTCACCTGCAAACGTAGCACCTGTAGTGCCTGTAGGTATAGACATTACAGTAGCATCTGCGTCATTCTTAATGGTTACATCTGAGGTAGAACCCTGACCAGTAAGCACCAAGCCATCAGCAGCAGCATACCCTACGGCTGCATCATCACCTGCTGCTGTGTCACCTGTAGGTAAGAACGTACCACCTGATGCAGTAACATCCCCTGTGAATGTCTGTGCTGATACTTCAAACGTAGCAAACGAAACAATCTCTACAGTGTCATCTGCTGCTGCCCCTACAGCTAGTACTACGTCAGACCCATTAGTAGCAGTATAGTCAGCCCTAGCTAAGTGTACTCCGTTAAGATACACGGATACAAAGTTAGGAGTGTAACCCCCTGTAGTGAATGTAGTTTGACTTGATGTAGCTGTGTAAACGTCCCTAGTTTCTGTTGCTTGGGGTACGGGTACTGAACCTATATAACCTGCCATTTTGTTTCCTTATGAATTAACTCTACCGTACATAGTAATTGTTCCACTTGCTATGTTCCCAGTGTGAAATAAAAACTGAACAGCATTAACAACTCTAGCAATTTTTGTTTTACCACCCTGCGGGGTCTTATCCAGATTACCGTTGTTTTTTGAATAAACACCGTCTGCAAAAGCATAAGTACATGTATTTAGATGAGGGCCGTGTACTTTAACATCTAATGACGCCCCTTCTGTTGAAACATTACCCATGCCATAATACATTAAAGGTATATAACTTGCATCTGCATCAGTCGGACTGCCAGCAAAATAGCTATCACTTGCAGATAAATAATTAGAACCGTTGTCAATAGACATTCTTATTGCAAAATCGGCGTCATCCGTTGCGGGAACAATATTGGCGCAGGTAAAAAGATAGCTGTCATATTTACTGCTATCAAACCCAGTAAAACTAGCTGTTGCTGCGTTGCTTATATCAGTAGAAGAGATAAACTCTAGTCCACCACCAATTTTAGTTCCCATATAAGTAGCCAACCTAGCCATTGTAGCCTTGCGGTTAGTACCACCAGCCCCATCGTCTACAATCATAAGGTCAGCATCTACAAGAGCAGCACCAATATCTGTACCGCCATCAATGTCTAAGTCAGCTACAGCAATGCTACCATCTGGGAAAGTTGGTGTTCCAGCAAAGGTAATACCTGTAGTACCTGTGGGTACATGAGCTACTAATGCATCAGCATCATTTTTAATAGTAACGTCACCTGTACTACCTTGCCCTGTTAAGATTAGACCTTCAGCAGCAGTAAAGCCTATTGCAGCATTGTCTCCTGCAGCAGTGTCACCCGTAGGTTCCATTGTGGCACCAGCAATAGTGCCAGAAAACCCACCGCCTACAATGTTAGCTGTATCTCTTGCTTTAGTCATAATCTATCCTTTAGCTAGGCTTGGTAGGCCACGTAATACTATTAGGGAATCCACCCTGTGCTGGTACGTCCCGTAGTGCTGTACGATAAGTAGTCCATGCGTCTGACATGGTTACATCACTGTTGCCCATCCAGTCTGTAGCAGCCAGTAGTGCATCACGTTCTTCACGGACCTGTACAGCAGCACGTGTGTCTGCACCGTCAGCCCATGCTTGTTCTTCAGCATCACGTGCAGTTTCTTCTGCTGCTGTGAACTGAACCATTTCTCCGTTAATATTATGATATCTTGGCATTTCTGCTTTTCCTTTGTTGTTGTGTTATGAATTAACCATACCATACATAGTAATTGTTCCTGATGCTATATTACCACTGCTCATAAAAAACTGAACTGCATCTACATCAGCTTCTGATTCTCTAACACCATTAACTATTTGCATAGAAGGCTGACCCTCTGAGCCAGAATTAAAAAAACCTAAATTAGAAGATACTCTAGTTTTAGTAGTTAAATGTGGCCCAAAAATTTGTACAGTTCCTGAAGCTCCCCCTTCTTCACCAGTATCTCCACCTTGAGAAAATGTAAGTCGTATGTCAGTGTCGGCTACATCATAACTGTCTTCGTCGCTTGTAGCTCTCTGACCTTTGGATACCCATTGATAGTCACTACTACCACTATCGTAACTACTACCACCATTACTGCTAGTTCTCAGTCCAAAATCCACACCGCCAGCACCCGTTATAGTAACATTTTGAATGTAAAAAACATAATTATCATATTTACTTGCATCAAATCCTGTAAAAGATACAGTAGCTGCATCACTGATATCAGTAGAAGAAATAAACTCTAATCCACCACCAATTTTAGTACCCATATAAGTTGCAAGCCTAGACATTGTAGCTTTACGATTAGTGCCACCTGCACCGTCATCTACAATCATTAAGTCTGCATCAACTAATGCTGCACCAATGTCAGTGCCACCGTCTATGTCTAGGTCTGCTAAGTTTAAACTACCATCAGGAAATACAGGAGCTTGACTAAATGTCACTACACCGTTACTTGCAATAGCTAGACTATCTGTGTCTGATGCAGCACCAATGTTACCACCATCTGCTACTACTACACTTCCAACTGTTGCAACACCTGTAGCTGTTACATTACGGAGACTAGCTACATCTTTGTTTGCATCTGCAGTTACAGTCTTACTAGCTACAACAGTCCCTACTGCAGCACCTGTATCATTGTAGTTTAACTCAGCAGTGGTAGCCGTAACACCATCAATGATATTAAGCTCATCAATAGTTGCACTAAGCCCTGACCTGATCTGTGCTTGATTACCAATATAACCTGCCATTAGCTGTCAATCTCCATGTAGCTCATAATTACTGAGACTTTATCTGCCACACTACAGTCTACCTTAATGATATCACCTGCGTTAAGAACAACCTTACCGTCTAGTACAGACAGTGATGATCCTACTGGTATAGCTGCATCTTTAATAATGTGTGCTGTAGTGTTTTGTGTTTGACTTGTTTGTGTAGTTGTACTAACCAGAGTTACACTTGCTGTAACCTGAGAGGTGTGTACGTTAGCTAAAGTAAGTCCTAAGATGATAGCCCTAGTACTTGATTGAGTAGTGTATATTGTTTCAGGAGTACCTGCACTAGCTGGTGCAACGTCCCTTGTAATTGTCTTGAATGTATTTGCCATTATTTTATATCCTTATCCAAGGGCGATTGCTAAAGCTGTTGCTTCATCTTGTGCTATGATTACTGCTGCTTCTTCAGTTGAAACTGTACCAGCAGTTGAAGGTAAAGTCAAGGTAATATCTGCAGTAGATGCAGGGCCAATAAGTGTTACTTTATTTGATCCATTGTCTGAGTCTTCAAAGAACTCAAGGAACCCTGCTGACGTAGCACCATTCTTTAGCTGAACCCCTGCATTTGCAATAGGGGTAGTGAGTACTGGGGTAGTAAGTGTTTTGTTTGTAAGTGTGTCTGTAGATACAAGTGATACTAAAGTAGAACTAGCACCAGCAGGTAGTAACATGGTATTAGTAACAGAAGCTGAGTGTGGTTGTGCAATTACTGTTTGACCGTGGCTGTTGCTCTCACAGTTAAATACGATAGCACCTGAGTTAGTGTTACCACGTACAACAACAGTGCCTGTACCATTAGGTGCTAGGTCTATTGTAGCATTAGAAGTAGTAACAATGTCAGCACCATTCATATCTAGGTTGCCGCCTAGTTGTGGGCTGGTATCTTCACTTAGATTAGAGATAGCAGATGAGGTAGCAAGGCCAGATACAAGTGTGCTTCTAGCAACTTTCTTTATGCCACCACCAGAAGTATCAAGTGCAAGAAACACATCATCACTAGCAATGGTACTAATTTCAGCTAGATCGCCTATTGTACTACCACTTACATCAAGAATGTTTAACTCTGCTGCAGTAGATGTAACACCATCTAAGATATTAAGTTCTGCTGTTGTAGCTGTAACGCCATCAATTAAGTTAAGCTCAGTGGCTGTGGCTGTTACACCATCTAGGATATTAAGTTCAGCAGCAGTAGCAGTAATAGCTGTACCATTAAAGTTAATAGCATCTAAGTAAGCTGTACCATCAATGTACAAGTCACGCCATTCTTGACTAGCTGAACCTAAATCGTATGTATCATCTGTGTTAGGAATAATACTAGAGTTTACGTCAGCACCAAACACAACATTGTCAGTGGCTGCATCACCCATTGTAATTGTACCACCATTAAAGGTAGTAGTACCTGTTACCGTAAGATTACCGCCAACACCTAAGTTACCTGATATATCAGCAGCACCATTAATATCTATAGTAGTAGCAGCAATCTGTACTTCTGTGTCTGCTACAATGTCAAGCTGACCGTCAACACTAGAATTAAGATAGATGCCAGTATCACGAAACTGAATCTTCTCTGTTGACGCAATAAGTAAATCATCAGAAAACTCAAAGTAATCCTCATCCTCCATCCACTTAAATACACCATCATTACTCTCACCATCAAAGGTTACTGTAATGTCTGTACCTGCAGTGCCATTGCCAAAGGTAAGAGAAGTACCAAGCAAAGACGTAATAGGACCACCTTCACCTGTAGTACCATCATGTGTGTGACCTGTACTTGCAGCAAAAGCAGCTAGAAGCTGATCAAACTCATTGTTAGTATGATCTGCTGTGATGGTATCCCCATCTTCATAAGTAGATTGTCTTGTATAAATAGCACCCATCTAACGTCTTGCTCCTAATTGATATTCTAACTGAAACCCTTTGAGTGAATAAGCTGCACTACTGCCGCCATCTTCTACTTTTAATGCTACAGAAAAACCTGAACCTTCTACTGGTTGGCGTACAAGTGGCTGTGTAGGTCCACCATAAACAAACTGTGTAGTACTAGCAGAGGTACTATATAAAGCATTACCATACGTAGCTGCAAGCTGTGTATTATCAAAAGGGTAAACAGCAGGTCTTGCTGAGTTTTTATCTTCGTTATCATAACGCACTATTAAGTCTGCATCAACAGTACCTTCAGGTTTATAGTTAATAATTACCCGTTGCATGTGCTTACGGATACCGTTATCCCCAAAGCTCATATCAGGACTTCTATACTTACCTGATATTATTGTGCCATCAAATGTATCACCTGACTCTTGTCTTTGCACAAAACCATTGGTATCACCATGAACTACAATTACATTACCTGCTTCAATAAAAGTATCTGTACATTGTACCTTTATACCACGTGTTTCTGAAAACTCAAATGCTTCTTTTTTAAGAACACAGATAGCCCCTTTAGAAAGGCTTGCACCCTGACCATCTTTAGTAAAAAATATACGGTATTGGGTTTTATCGGGTATAACTACACTATCAAACGATCCTGCATCTTTAATGTTCTCATCAAATACAGTCTGGATATTCTTACTAATAGTACCAAGTTCTGTATCACCAATACGTGCAGTAGCAGCAACAGTACGTAAGCCATCAGGACCAAGGAAGATTAAGTCACCTGCAAATTCCTGTACGGTAAAACTGTTAATGCAACCAATGTTTCTTGTAACAGGTTCTACAGAAAAATTACTTGAAGTAGAGCCAGTTAGTTTAAAAATCCTGTTTTCACAAAAGATAAACAAGCTATCACGAAATACTTTTAATGCAACTACTGTATCGTCAACGCTGATACTACCTGCAGGATCAGAAGCACCTGTATTAAACCCGTCTTCATTAAAGCCTTCACTAAAAATTATTTCTTGTGGCGTAGTAGATTTACCTGCATAAAACATACGATTTCTGTAGGAGGCTACAACTGTAGACCCTGCCACACTACTGTCACTAACATCAGCAGCAGTCATAGCTGAGTTAAATATTACAGGGGCATTAACACCATCAACACAAATAATCTTTTCATTACCATCAAAGTTGTATCTTTCAAAGTGGTACTTAGTAGCACTAGTTCTGCCAGTATCCCTGACTGTCCAACTCTCAGACACTACATCAAACTTAGCATGTGCTGCAGCAGTAGTACTTGAAGTAGCCCTAGTTACACCAGTAAAGGTAGTAGCATTAACACCTGTGTAGGTAAATAACTCTGAGTTAATCTGTATTGTACCACTAGAAGAAAACCCTGTAGTAGAGGGTACAGTAATAGTACCAGAGCCTGTCATACCTGTGCCTGATGCAATAGCTATAGACAACTCAGTAGAAGCAGAACTAAATATCTTTTCGCCTCTAGCTGCTATTATCTTGTCTGCAAAAGAAGCAGTCATTAAAACGTTTTCAGCAGTGGTGCTAGTAATTGGAACTACAGCATTAACATATTTACGAAAACCACTAATACGTCTGTAGCCACCTGAAATGTCAGGCTCAAAGTTTTCTAGTTCTAGTGCTTCTCCCGGTTGCATAATAAAGTTAGAACGGTTAAGTATTAAACCGCCTTCACAATTAAATGCTACTGGTTGTACTTGTGAACTATCTGGCATTAATTAATAACCCCAGACATAAAACTAATAGAACCACGTGGTCTTAAAACAACGGTTGATCTAACATACTCAAACTTATTAATAAGAAGACTTTGCATGTTTTTAATACCTTGTTCAAAACGTTCAAAATTTAATTGATATTGATTTAACTCACCACGGTATTGATAAACATATGCGGTAGCTCCGTCTACTATTACAGGAGCAAATCGGTCAGGAATAGTTGTTGTATCTCCATGTGCAGACAGATCAGAAGGAAAAGTATAATAATCAAAAGCTAGTGTATAAGCTTTATCTGGGTAGGGGTGGAGAAGATAGTTATTATCAGGAGTGCGTACAATGCTTCTAGGTACGCCACCTTCTTCAAATTGTGTAACTGCCACACCACTAGAATGTGCAGCAGCAGTGGTACTATTAGCACCACGTGTACAACCTGTAATATCATTGCCTAGTATTCCGGTGTAAGTAACTTGCTCACTACCTATATGTACTGTTCCTGTAGTATCAAGTCCTGTAGTAGATGCAAGAGTTAAAGTAGCCACACTATTAGAGTGTGATCCATTTAATGTGGTAGCTACAACGTCATCTTCTTGATCAGCAAGACCGTTTTGAATATATTCGTTATAGTTTAGTGTCGTAAGACTGTTACCTGCTGCGTTAAGGTCATCATCTTTTTTAATCCTTGCTGTACTATAATCTAACGACTTAGTACTTGTAGGGAGAGTATATCTACTTTGACCTGCTACTAAAGTAGAAGAGTTACTAGCGTGATTAAAAGAGTACCCAAACTCACGCTGATTAATGTATCGTATTGATTCATTTACTGCATTCTGACATTGTATCTGTACCCCTCTAGCACTTGTAAAGTTACTAGAAGTAAGCTCTACCTCGTTCATACGTGTAATAACACTATTAGTTAATGTGAGAAAAGTAAGAGCCATGTCTACCCCAAGAATTTTTTGTAGTGTATGTTTGATACACTAATGGGGCCAGCATATAGCCAGCCCCAAAGTATGTATTATTTAAGTTAAGCCAGCAGATCACGATCTACTTCAGAGGCTGAACCTGATTGCGTAATATCATCCATGATAATGCAAATTGCATACACACGAATAACACCACCAGTAATAGTACCACTAGATGCATCAATCTCTACATCAATAGTATCTGCTGCTGCAGTAAATACTGGTAGATTATCAGCACTTCCTCCAGAAAGAACAGCAGTAGTATGATCACCAACAGATGCGCCATCATAGTCAAATGCTGCAGAGAAAATATCTACATCAGTTCCTGTGATACCCAAAAGCAATCCAGAGTCAGTAGTTGTACCCTCCATTGCAGTAATAACTTTGATACCTGCGTGAAGGATCATAGTATTAGTTGGAACAGCAATAGCTTGAATAATATCATTTGCTGCTAGAGCAGTGCCACCATTCTGCAGTACTGCGTCTGCCATGTCAATATCGTTTTGCAATACAGTGATTGCACCACGAAGTTTCTTGTTGCCCGTTCCAGCATTATTGGATGTTGAATCGGAGTTTGTACTCATTGTGATTGTAGCCATAACGTATTACTCCTTTATGCTGCGTTATAACGGGCAGTAACGATTGCTTCAGGACGAAGAATCTTACGACCGTATAGATGCATACCACGAACAATGTCAGCAAAGCTGTCAGGATCACGATATGATTCTGTCTTATTGATTTGCTCTGCAGTTGCTACAGCAGAATCATGTCCCGCCATAATAACACCAAAGTTAGTCAGTTGGTTAGCTGTACCCGAAGTACCCGGCCCAGTACCTACCGCTGGTAGATTAGAGGAAGAGTATACACGGAAGCCGTGGAAGTTGTTAATGGTCAAACCATTACGCAATCCACCTGATTCACCAAAATCTGCATTCATGAAGCGTGAATCTTCATCAGCAAGAATTTCCATGAACACTGGATCGACCACCAACCAGCGACCTTGTGAGTCAACTTGTTGTTGATCAAGCAAACGCTTCATACGAGCAATAACCATTGCTGGGGAAGCAGTAGCAGTTGGCAACGAGGTTGCACCGGGCATACGTGCTGTCAGCGGGATAGAGTGGGTGCCAGCAGAGGAAGTAGTAATATTGCCAAAGTCACCTTTATGCAGTTGCATAGAGGAAAGCAATTCGTTAGAACCCGCAGTAGTTACAGCTTTAGTACCATTAACAGATGTATTAAGGGCATTAGCGTTAGCGTGTTGACTTGCCTGTGCGTAACCAGCCATGTAGCCAAGAACTTCTTGGTCATGGTTGTCAGCAAGACGATATGCAGCACGATTAGTTGCAAGGTCCATGAAATTGACGTGGCTGTGAGCCTCTTCAATGTCATCCATTTTGAAAGCAAAGTAATTAGCTTTGTCAATGGTAAGTGAAAAATCTTCATCGTCCAAATCTTGTGCGGTAACATTCGTACCACGTGAATATGAACTTACAGAAATTTCTGGTTCTTTAATAATTTGGACGGTATCACCTTGTGAGGCAATCTCTCCCATGTAGTCAGAGTTTGTGATATCACCACAAACAGTACTCTTGCGGAAAGCAAGCTGTACTTTTTTTGAATAGATTACGGGGCTAAAATTACCATTTGGTAGATTTCCATATCCCGATGCTGATGCAAAAGCCATAATAGATCCTCCTATAAAGTTTAGGCTTTGTTGAGCTAAACATTATCTGAAGAGGCTGATTGTTTTCTAGGGTGCATACTATGATCAACTGGCCGGTCAATCTAAGTACGGGCCTATACTTAATACAGGTAGTCTTAGTTAGTTTGTTTGAGCTTTAATGAGGGGATTAGTACAGAAGGTAGACCTAATGGTGGCTTCTGAATACTAATCCCTAGTTATACTAACAAATTTTTATTTGTCAAGTATATATTATCGTGCATTACCAGATAAATCATAAATAAATTTACCTGTTTGTATTGCTTTAGTTATTGCTTCTTCTTGTTTCTCGTATTCTTGTGCAGACATACGAGCAATATCAGACTCTTTAAATGAGCCAGATGTATCCTCTGCATCAACAGATGCTTTGGAAGCTTTCTTAACAGTACCAGCAGCAGCCTTACGCTTTGCTGCATAATCACTCTTTGTCATACCATTGTCTACTTTGTATAGATCAATAACACGAATTACTGAAGCTGCATCGTCTGAGTTTTCATAGAGAGCATCTTGTACCCACTTAGGTTGATCATCAACCCAATCATGAAACTTATCTGCTTCACGTAGTTTATCAAAGTCAGGGTGAGCAGAACGTATATCTTGTTCTGCAGTTGATCGTGACATTTCAGCTTCTTTAGCATCTAGTTTTTGCAGACGATCTTCTGCTTTGCTAAACATTTCTTGAGCTTTCTTAGCAGCAATGGTTTCTACAATGCTTGCTACATCAGGGTACTCTGCAGCCCATGTCTCAATGTCTTCATCTGACTTAGGAGGCCGAATGTTTTCCTGACCTAGACGAGCTTCTAGTGCAGCAAACTTTTCTTCCCACTCTTTTTCTTTCTGTTGCATGTGACGCCGTACATCACCGTAACGTTTTTTAAAAGACTTCTCTTCACGACTAAGGTTCTTGTCCTCAACCTCTGGTTCTTCTTCAGTAGCCTCTACTGCTACTTCTTCTTCCTCTTGGGTCTTACCCTCAAGTTCTTGGATTTCCTTCTCGTCTTCTTCAATTCGTTTACGATTACGATTATTATGGTTAGGGTTTACGAACCCTGCAGTCTTTGGTGTTTCCATAGTTTGTAGTTCAGGCATATTGTTTCCTTATGTTGGGGCCAGCAGTAGCTGGGTAGCCTTATCGTTGTGGTCTTGCACCTAAGCCTTGTGGCATAGGCATTTTGTTTTTTACATTATCAGCCTGTGCAAATTGATCTACTTGAACACCCCCTATTCCAGCAACATCAGGACCAACTATTCTGGCAACTAAAGTTCCTTCCGGTGTTTGTCTAAATTGCATAAGCATTGATTTTTCTTCTTCAGAAAGGTTTATTACACGGTTTTTTACATCTTTAAGATATTGACTGTGAGCATCTTTTTCCATAGTCTACGCTTTCTTTAACCAATTTGTTTCTAACTCTAGCACCATACTCTTATAAGTTTCATGGGCTTTATCTAGCATGTTATTATCAATATGCTTAATAGCAGAGTCAATTTGTTTACCTACCCAATCCCATGTAGGATTATCTTTTGGTATAGCTGCAACAATCTTAGGTGCAACTTGGTAGTACTTCTTCACTTCTTCTGGATAATTCACTAAATAGGTGTCTCTGAAGTTACGCAGCTTTGTTAAAGTAGGTCCATCATCAGCTTCACCTCTATGCTCTACTATAGCAGTGGTTAAGAAACATCCTTTTGATCCTGCTTGTGCGCCAGAAGAACCCTCTTTACCACTAGCAGCTTCCCACTCAGCAAGCTTCTGTCTATTAGCTGCACTATCATGACTTCTTAACTGTCTTACTTCTTCCCAGTTTAAATCTGTTGGATCAAGACCTGAAAGATCATTACCTTCACTATCTCTTGCTGGACGACCTTGGCTAGGAACACCTAGCATTTTTTCTAGTCTGCCTGATTGTATTGGAGTTTTTTGTGCTGTAAGAACTGCTTGTTGTGCTGCTGTTATTTGTTCTTGTTTTCTATCTTTTTCTATTTCACTAGACTTCTGTACAAGTTCTTTAGTTTGTTTCATTTTTGCCTGTAAAGCTTCTTGGGCTGCGGCCACCTCTATTTCTGTTGAGTTAGCATTATCAACAATAGACATAAAGTTTTTAAGGTCTTCTTTTTTAACACCTAAAACTTCTGAAGCATAGTTGTACCCAGTACCAACAATATTTTTAAGTAACCCTGATTTATTAGAATAACCTTTTCCAGCTTGCTCTACATACTGACCTATTGCTTTATTAATTTTACCGCCAACTTCATTATGACCTTTTGCATACGCAATTATTTCAGAAGCTCTTAAACCTGCTAAGTCTTTTGTTGCGTCTACATTTTGATATATTCTTGTTGCAGCACCTGCAAGTAATGAAACAGGGTTTACTCCCCCTACTAAAAGAGCTGCACCTGCTAATTGGTTTTGAGATTTTTTATCTAAACCAAAAGGTTTAAACGGGGTGTTTAATCCACTTTTAGTACTATCTCCGGGAGTACCAAGGGCAAACTCTTGTACTGCAGTAGCATCATTCCAATCTACACTTTTTCCAAAGTCTTTTCCAAATTTAATTCCGCCTGTATTAACTGTTTGATTTACAACATCTGGACCCTCACTCTTAGGTACACACCTACCTTGGTTTCTGTCGTATCTAAATCCTGTAGGGCATACAGGATCTGCAACTCTAGCGGCTGCTACTACAGGTGCTGCTTGAGGATCGGGGCCATACGGACCTGTTGTTGGTTTATAACCACCTACATCAGGGTCATAAAATTGATTAGCTACAGTTGTATCTATAGCTTTTTCTTGTGGTCCAAATATACTTCCGCCTAAGTAATCAAAATTACCACCACCGCTATAGTAACCTACAACACCACCTTCATTAGCCATCATAGGTTGTTCTTGTTGCATTGCTTGTTCAATAATACTATTTAAGTCATCATCACTAAGCTCTGCTTGTTGTGGCTCCATAGGCTCACCGCCTATTCTACCATCAGCATCCATCTGTTGCAAGCCCATTTTTGCTTGAGTACGTAAATCCTCAAAGAATTTCACACCGTAGTAACGAACAACATCCGCAGGTACAACGTATTCACCTTCAGATAGACGTGCAGGTATATCATCACGTACTTCTTCAGGTAGAGAACCGGGAGGTACATTATTACCTGACACTGGGTCTACTGTCTCTGCTTGCCCAAAGTTCATTTCCATTTGGTCTTTCATTGCTACCCCTCCTTGGGCAAATCCTTTTTGAGTTGGTCCCCAATCACTAAACCCTTTTAATTCTGGTTCTACACCTTCTGCATATTTAGCAAAATTTACAGCACCTTGGGCGTATCTGCTAATTTCTTCATCAGTCATGGGTTTTAACTTGTATATAGCCCTATTTTTTGCTTGTTGAATTGGTTTATTGGGAGTATTTTCATATGCTTCTTCTGAAGTTTCAATTTTTTTTTGTTTATCAATTTCAGGAACTATTGGTGGAAGAGATTGATAGGGATGAGGAATGGCTCTGTAACCTACCGCTCTAGCTTCTATTTCTGAAGCTGCTTGAATATAAGTTCTAAAAGACTCTTGCTCTAAGTCTCTCATTAGTTTAGCTATTTTTTTTGCTGATTCAGGGTTGTTGTAAAATTCTTTAATTTCTACAGGTTCAGGTAACATTTTATTATCTGAATCTATAATTTTTAGTTTAGAACTAAAATCCCACGAATTAGTTTTTTTACCTTCTTGATATAATTCTAAAATTTTGTCTTTAATATTAATAAGTTTTGTATTTTGTCCTAATTTCTTTAAGTACAAATCCCCTTTATATGCTTTTTCAGGTTTAGCAACCGTTTTCATGTAACCCGTAGGGCTACCCGCTATTTGTTCTAATCCTTTTATTTTTTTATCTTGCCATTGAATTGCATGTTGCAACTCATGAAAAAAACTCTTTCTAAAGTCACGACCATCCTTCAAAGACATATTACTTACATCTGTGTCTTTTCTACTTCCAGAAATTACAATAGAACCTCTTGGTCCTTTACTAGGATCAAAATATGCGCCACCGTCTTCAGAAGCATCAAAATAAAATTGTACGTTTTTTGCTTCTGGATACTGTGCAAACAATTTAGGGTGATCTATAATATCACCAACATTAACAGGCTGGCTTGGAGAAGTCTCTTTTAAGGTTATGTTTCCATCATTAGACTTAATTAAAACATCTGAGTCATCTATTTCAAACTTAAAGTAAGGCTTTGGTTTACCCCTTACCATAAGAGGCTCTGATAAATAATCGGCTTCTGCAGACCCTACTGTAAATCTTCCTGTAATTTCTTCAATCTCTTCTGGGCTAAAACCTCGTTCTTCTAGTTCTACTGCCTTTCGTAGATCATCACCATAAAAATCTTTTGCACCTTTACCTGCAATAATTTGATTTACAACTTCAGGGTCTACACCCCTCCTTAGAGCCGCTTTTGCTGCATCCCCTATAAAAGGAATTATACCAGCAGCAGTACCTGCGCCTGAAAGTGCAGCATCTTTGTACCTGCCCTCTTTAATAAGATTAGCTGTTTCTTCAATACCTAAATACTCTCCTGCGATAGGAGTAGCTTCTGCTAACATAGCTACAGTCTGAGCTTGATATGGAGTAGCACCTAGTTTATCTATGGCTAAGTCATATATATAATTTTTAGTAGGCGTAATGCCTTCATCATCTTTTCGTCCAGCCAAAGCACGATCATCAGCTTGTTCATTAAAACCTAGTAAGTCTCTACCAAATTGATATGCAGCAGTTGCGCCTCCAAGAAGACCTGATCCTCTACTCATAGGGCCAGTTAGTAGGCCCATAGCACCTGTATCATCCATATACTCTTGAACTGTTGGTTTAGTCTCTTTTGCTCTAGGGGGAAGACCTAATGCTTCCTCTGTTTCACGTTCAAGATTAGCCATTAGCATTAACCTTTAGCCTAAGCTGTTTTAAAGCTTGCAGTGCATGTATCTGTCCCTGTAACCTGTACATTACATGAGATTCATCCGACTGAGAAAACATTTTGTAACTGGCCTGAATGCGTTCATCTAGTTCAGCTTCAAATGCTTTCCATGCTTCTGGGTTATTTACTAGTAGTTTTAAGCTCACTGCATTGGTCCTCCACCAGTGTTAGCTGAGAAGCCTTGTTCTCCCGGCTGAGGTGCTGTGCCTGTACCTATAGTACCCCCTCCGCTACCTTGAGTGTCCTGTACCTGTGCCCCTGCTGGTGGCTTCTGTGGGCCTCCTTGTGGTGGACCTGCTTGTGGTTGAGGTGGTGGTGGATTCTCTTCACGAAACTTCTTAAGTATCTCTGCTTGTACTGCAGCATCACCCATTGAGTTCACCAATTTGTCAGGGTCAAGATCCATAGACTTAGCAATCTCACGCACAATGTAATCCATTTTAGCAAAAGGGGCTAGTACAGGGTTCTGTACTACACCAAGGAATTGCATCAGGCGTTGACTACGTACCTCATTAGCCATTAGGCTTTCAGTACCACGAGCTTTGACTTCAAGATCGCCTTTGATTTCTTCGTCATAATCAAACTGCATGTTGAAGTTGAAGAATGCTTTAGCTAGTGGTGCTAGTAGATAATCGTCTACATTCTTAACTACATTCCGTATAGAACCATTAGCAGCAGACATGAGCATACTAATGCCAGAAGCTGTACGTCCGACACCTTGAACTCCTGTCTGACCATGAGCAAAGCTAGGAAAGCCTGTACTCTCGTCTGCTAATACACGTGCCTTATCAAACATCTGCATGTTCTCATTGGATACATTAGGGAACTTGGTGCCAAAGATAGCTTGTCCCGGCGCACCGCCTTGGCGACGAAAGACTTTACCGGGATATACTGAAAGGTCTTGGCCGGGAACTAGGTTAGTCTCGTCCACCTCAATCAACATATTACCAGATAGTGCAGCATTATCAACAGCCATACGCATAAAGCCATTCATAAGTGTTTGTGTATCATCCATATTCTCAGCAATACCTACACCAAACAAACTGTATGGGCTTACTTCATATGGTACTGCATAGTAAGGAATCATAGAAGGAGTGAATGGATTCATAACCAAACGCAATACCTTACCATTACATACCCAGATGTTTACATTAACTTGATCCATATCTGCTAATTCTGCAGGGATATCTATGTCATGTCCTTCAAGAACTTCTGTGTCTACACTGCCCCAGAACTCAAGAACTTCAAAACGTTCAGCTTTGGATTCCTGAGCATCATCTTCCATAGCTTGTTCCCACCATTCTTTAGTGTAGGACTCACCATCAGATACAGCAAGATCAATAGCATTACTTCTAAAGAAAGGACGTTTTTTAAGATTACGCAGTTGAGTACGTGACATTTTATGACGTTCTACTACATACTCAGCCTCATCCATGTTGGCTGCATCAGGATCAGGATAGAAGTTCCAAAGAGATACACTAGAGGTTTGAGGGATAGTTTTAATAGTAGGGGTATACTCTCCCTCATCATTCCAATTAGCATACTCTTTGTCTATAGCAAACGGACCTTTCATTACGCCTGTACCAAACAGGGCGCATTCAAAGGCAGCTACACGTAACTGTTTGTTTGCATTAGACTCATCAAGTTGATCATGAATTTTCTTTTCCATCTTTTTAGCTGCTACCATAGCAGGATGAAATGTAATCTGTGTAGGTGTACTACCTACACCTTCTTTAAGTTGATCTTCTACAGGAGCTAGGCTATTTTTTAAACCAGCTAACCGTTCTTTAAGATCAGTCATAGTCTCGCCGGGAAGTAGCTTAGTATCCTCTAGGCTTGGACCCTGTGCTTTCTTTATCTCATCATTAGATTCAAAGTGTACAGACTCAGCCACTCCTTCAGGTAAGGTAGTGGGGTCTACAGTAACTGGGAATCTGTTGTTGCCAAAAAGTACTTCAATGATTTGACCATAAGCTGCAAGTACTTTAGTCTTAGTTACTTTAACAAATACTTGAGATTTTTCTGTGGAAGTAAACTGTACATCAGGTCCATAGATACCACGATAATTACGGTATGCTTGTACCCAACGGTTTTCTTCTGTCTCTCTTGCATCAGAAGCTTTCTTGTATTGTTTTTGTACAAGACCTACAATAGTACCTGCAAGAGGATCACTGTATGTATCTTCTTTCATGTCCTCTAAAGAGCTTGCCTCTTCAGTATCCATTCCCATGCTTTCTTCAAATTCGTCCATAGTATTTCCTTAATAACCAAACGTTGGGTCGCTTGCTTGAAAACCTGATCGTTGTGTTGCAGGGTCAAAATCAAACAAACTGCTTCGTGGTCTTGTCATAACCCCATACCTAATTGCATCATACAGGTGGTCTTCTGAGTGTGTGTCTACGTCTTCAGGGTTATTCTTATCCAGAGGTAGTGCTGGTATTTGTGATATAGTATTAGTACAAGTATTAAAGAATACTAGCCGTGGTTCTTCAGTAAACTCGTCTACTTGTAACCGTCTATGTATTTCGTTTTTACCTGCTACCCTTGAACCTCTGGACCTGTCAGCAGGTCTCCACCTACAGCCCTTCATAATCATTTGTTCAGCTAGACTTGGGCCAGTGTCTCCACGTTTATGCCAGAGAGATGAGTCAAGTACTCCGTAGCGTATCTTCTCTCCATTCTCTGCTTCTAGTATCATATCAGCTAGGTCAGTAGCTATAACCTTTGAGCAATACATTTCCCGATAAACTATCAGTTGTTCATCAGGAGCTACAGCAAACCAAACAACCCCTGAGTAAGAACCGTATCCGTAGTCACATGCTCTAAACCTTGCCCAGCCACTGGGTATTTCAAAAGGTTCTATTACGTGTATCTGTCTATTCCACTCAGGAAAAGCAGCACCTTCATTTACATCCCAGTTACCTTCAAGTAGTTGCTTACGTTGATGCTCTGGTAGTGATAATAAGTTAGCTTCATACAGACCATCATCAGCTAAGTACGGGTTATCAAATAAAGTAGCAGGAATAAACCTGCGTTTAAACAGTGGTTGACCCTCTTTTGAGTGACCTTTAGGCCAAGCAATAACCTCTCCTGTTTCCATATCAGTAGCATCAAAGCTAGTATTATGTGGAGCTGGGTCTACAAAAGTTTTCTTAACCCATTGATGCCCACTTCCGCCGGGGTTAGTAGTTCCCCTTTGATATAAACCTAGACCACTATTCTTAGTAGTACGTAGGCGTGACCTCATATAGTTCCAAGGATAAGGGCTAGGCCATTGTGTAAGTTCATCAAAACCAATCCAGTTAAAAGCTTGTCCTTGGTATCTTTGTACATCATCATCCCTATCTAGATATGAAAGCCAAAGAGTAGCACCGCTTGGAGCTACCCACGTCTTATCACGTTCCATAAACTTAATCCCGGGGATTGCTCTTGGGTAGAGCTGTTTGGAGACTGAGATAAGTTCTCTGAGTTCTTCTGTGCTTCTCCGTACCAACAGCATAGAAGATAGTGGATTATTAAAATACCTAACAGGATCGGCCAGCATAGCAAAAGACTTACCACCACCAGCCGCCCCACCATATAGTACCTCTTGTTCTGCTGCTGAAAGAAAATCTGTCTGAGGGCCGGGATTAGGCTCAAAGATAACGTCTTGAGCTTTTTCTACATCAATCGGCTCTGGCTTCACTCTCGCTGGAACTTGTTGAAGCTCTGGCTCCGATACGATTTCTTTCGAGGGTTTCCGCTTTTGCCGCCGCTTCTTTGTAGCGTTCAGCGTAATAGCGTTGCGTTGAAGCTTCTGCTTTACGTTTTCGTTCAAGTTTAACTCTCTTCATTAGACCTACGTGAGAGATGTATCTACCTGACTTCTCACTCAACCAATTAGCTACATCTCTGTAGCTGTATTGCTTTAGATACTTCTTAGCTTCTTCTAAAGCTTCTAGCTCTACTGGGATTGGTAGCAGTATATCATCATCTTCAGGGTCTTGTCTATAGCCAAATGGTACAACTCTGCCTACTCTAACGACAGACAACCATTCATACTCACCATCCACTAGCTCTGGCTCAGGGAGCTTCCAAGTTTTATTAACTTTCATTTTTAGGTGGTAATATAAATACAGGGTTTTCAGCTTTGATTTCTACTTTATCTGTCTTTACAAAGCCAGCACGGTCAAGGAAATCTTTAGCTGCTGCCATCTTTTCTTTATTGCCAAGATCAGTGGGGTTAGTCATAACCTGCATCATTGAGAATGCAGCTTTACTACCAGCAGTAGCAATAAACTTTTTAGTAAGTTCAGCAATTTCGTCCTGTAATGCAGCAGTGATAGTTGTAGAGGACATAGTATTAGCATACCCTGCAAGACGTTTAGCTTGCACAGGATCACCTTGTGCCTCTTCAAACAACACGTCAAGAAATAGTTGTTGTTTTTCTGTAAGTTTTCTCATGTTACTTTCCTGTGGGGTTTTACCTTCTTTGCAACTTTCTTAGGTTGAGCCACAAACTGCTTACCCGCAGCCTTGCCTCTTCGTTTGGCACGGGTTGTAGCAGCATACTCAGAATCACTAAGAGATTTAATAGCTTTAGCAGGTAGGTATCTTTCGCCGGTAGCTTTAGCCCCCTGTGTCGAGGGTTTACCACTCTTGGTTCTCCAATCTTGCTTAGTCCAAGACTTAAGACTTTTTTGACTTTTAGCCAACCCACCTGTATTCATTTTTTTAGGTTTACTTTTTGTCATGTTTTTTCTGTATAGCAAAATTAGCAGTAAGGCTTGCCCCCTTGTGAGGGACAAACTTACCGTCATGTTTCATTAGCTTTAAGCTACCATCTTTTTGTTTCATCCAATGGTAGCCTTTAGGTGCTTCTACTTTCATTACGTGTATCCTCCACCTTTTGCTTTGTATTGTTTGGCAACCATTTGAGCTTTACGAGCCGACCACTGGCCGGGGCTTCCTCCTTTGCCGCCAGCCTTAACGGATGCGACAAGACGCTTACGCATAGTAGGCTTAGTATAATTACCCGCCGCATTTACAGTTGAACCACCTTTAGCATACCCTCTTGGCTTTGCTTTAGGTGTAGTCTTTACCGTAGAACTTTTCTTTAATTTCGCCACGTGTTACTCCTATATCTTTAAGAGCAGAGTCTGACATATTAACTAACTGCCAGTATTGTACTCTACGCATTTGGTGATCTTGTAGTGCTTTAATGAATTGTTTAAACATGGTATATCTCCTTTTGACCAGAGACAGTTATACCACAAGTTAGTGTATCATACTACATACAAGATTGCAAACCCGTTATGCATTTTTCTTCTTAAGGTTATCCACTTGAGATTTGACCATGCCACCCATGTTGTAAGTTATGACATTCTTTTTCTTCATAGGTTCTCTATTAATAATAGAATCTTTAGCTGGATAGCTTGCAGTTACAGAAGTGTTGACTGAACCGGGATTAGACTGCATACCACCCTTAGCATAACCTTTAGTTTTCTTTTTGGTCATACCACCTTTATTCATTTTGCCAATACCATCAGCAGCATAGGCTGGTACTTTCTTGCCATTTTTCATAACCATAGGCATTGATCCGCCTTTGTTATAACCTTTAGTTTTCTTTTTTGTCCCGTACATTTTATTTTCCTTTAGTTATTCTTTTTATAGCTGCACTTAAAGTTAATCCTTCTTTTCTAATTAATTTACCTACATCTAATTTTTGTTTACTTGTTAGAGCATAAAAAACTTTTAAAGTAGGATTGCTTGCTTGTTGTTGCCTTAAAGTAAAATTACGATTTAGATTTTTTTCACTACGATTATCTTGTTTTACTGTTTCTACAGTAGCTTTACCAGTTGTAGAAAGTTCACCAGCTTTACGAGAGGTATCTACCTTGGATCTTAAATGTTGTTTACCTGATCCTACTTTTTCTGTTGCACGGGCTACTGTTTTAGGTTTTGAAAGATTTTTACCTTTAGCATTTAGATAGGCTGTTAAAGCTTTACCTTTGTAAAGACCTTTATTTTTTTCTTTCCAAGCATTTAATTCTTGTTTAGTTACATCAGCAAGTTTAGTATTTTTTACTATTCTTTTACCTGTTGCTTTACGTTTTAAATACCCCGGTGTACTATCAGTAGTTTTAGTAGGAGCTGCAGAATTAAATTCTGCTTTAAACTCCTTCATTAAACCTTGTTTAGTTTCACCCTTTTTTAAAACAGTTTTTTTACCTCCATCAACTTTGCTGGTAAAAGTAAAGTTTTTTTCAGTGGGATTTATTCTAAAAGCAGCTCTTGCTTCTCTAAACTCTCTATTAAATGTCTTTCTTTTTTCTGACGCTTTTTTTGTCATAACTCTATGCCTTTATATCTATTCTACCACTTGACTTTGTGGGACCAGTATTTTGCTGACAGTTTGCTCGTCGGTTTCCCTTGTGCATTATGTCTTGCGTAGTAACTTTTTTTACGGGCTTTATCCTTCGCAGTCTTGGGGGCTTTACCCGCACCTTTAACGCCCTGCTGCCCAAATCTGATAAATTTATAGGTATCCCCTTCCTTAGCCATAACACAATGAGACTTAGTTTTGTGACTAGGAGTTCTCTTTGGAACATTGACCTTAGTCAGTCCTTCCTCCTTCATCTTAGTCTTGACTCGTTCAGGGATAGCCATAGTGAATCCTTATAAATATTGGGGGAAACACCGGCGCTGGCTTAACCCCCAATTAAAATATTTAAGTATTTAAATATGCGCCTTACGATAAAACCACACGTACTAATGTACTTGTACTACTGCCACGTCTATAGTTTAGGATAGTAGCATTGCCTATAGCTTTAGGTACTACAAGAGAATGTACACCAGCAGGAAGCATAATATCATTATCAGTAATATCAGCCTCTGCTGCTGCAAACCCAATGTCTAAAGCATGACTTGTTTCAATAAGCACCATCTTAGCGTCAGTGCAAACTACGTGTGTAGTAGCAGTATCACCTAGAGTAACTGCGTCTTCTACAGCCCACCCTAAGTGTTCTCCTACTAATGCTGCTTGATCAACCATTAGTTATCCCCCTTAGAATACTGTGTATTCAACCATAACAGTAAAACGTCCTGCTTGGAAGCTGTCGGAGTTAATAGTAGTTGTAGTACAAGCGTACAAATTAATCAGTGTACTTGCTACAGCAATGTTGGGTTCAAACACGTGAACTGCTGCTGAGTTAAAGTTAATATCAACTTCAGTAACTGCATCAGTAGCAGAGATACGAGGGTTAAAAGATGCAACACCAGCACCAACAATCTCTGTACCAGAAGTAAGTGCGGCGTTAGTAGCTGTACCTGCAGTAGCACTAAGTTGTAGATTACCTACGTGTGTGCCACCAGAAGCAGTAGTAACAAGTACCTTTACTTTATCAATAAAGATTTTACTTGCAGTTACAATACCCATTGCTGAGTCTGCAATAGTTACATCTAATGCACCAAGCTCAACCATGTTGTCATTGTCAGCGTATGTAGTAGTGCCACCGTTAGTAGCAGCTAAAGAACCAGCAAAGACTTGAAACTTCTTACAGCCGATTGTGTTAAGTGCAGAGTTAGCAGATACATCGCCTGATACAGTTGCAGTACCAGTAATGTCAATGCCATCACCAAATGTAATAGTTGATTCGTATTCTTCAATACCTTGTGTGAGTGTAGTTGTTGCCATGATTAATATCCTTTCGTGGTATTACCACTTTGTTGGCTCATTGTGGGTATGCCACTATTTTATATTTATTTTCTTAGGAACGCAATAGGCAATTGCACGATCTTCTAGTGCTATGCCATGTGTACTGTATCGTCTTACTACTTCTCTAGCGTAGTAGTTGCAATGTTCTATGTTATCAAAGACCATCTCGTATTCTATAAGCTCTCTATCTATGCCAAGATAGATTAAGAGAACGAAGGTAAACATTACATCATTTCAAAGTGTGGTGCATCAATGAACGGTCTGCGACCTTGAGAACGACGAAGGTCTACATAGTCATTCATTGCATCTTCCATAGAACCCTCATAAGAAGCAATGTCACCTACACTCCATGCAGCTCCCCACTTAATAGCTACACCTTTCTTACGTGCAGCTTCAGCCATAGCATCAGCCAGCTCATCATATTTATTTAATGCCCATGTAATATTAGGACCAATGTAGGCCACTAGGTCTACTGCACGTCCCTCTAGGTGTTTACTCTTCATGGTCTGACTAGCACCACTAGCCACAAGCTTCTCTTGTTCTTCTACGGTACGCATACCACAGGTAACACCAAAGTCTACTTTAGTGCGTTTAATAGCTTCATTCACTACTTGTACTAGCTGGGGGTTTACTCCCTCTAGTCTACCTTTACTACGATTAGATAGTTGAAACGTCATTACTTCTCTCCGCTATGAGCTTTGCTTGCTCTCGTATTAACTCTTGTTGTTTTTCTAATGCAATAAACTGCTTATCCAACTCAGATAGTTGAGGGATAGGTATTACGTTATTTTTTTCCAAAGAACTTACTCACTGAACGCATACCAATACTAGCTGATACAATTCCACCAAGAGCAATCTGATACCACTGAGGCATTACTTCAAGTGAGGCAAAGCCTTGGGCTACTATATCATTTCCCCATTCACCACAGAAGGCTAGGATAAGGGGAATAGAAAACAATAAAGTAATCCATTCGTCTTTCCATGAGTTCTCGGTAGCTCTCATTGCTTCCAAGTCCCAGTCAATCTCTCCTGTAAGCTGCTTCTTCTTAATCTCAGCTTCAGTAAGTTTGATCTGGGTCTTACCATCTATGATAGAAGTAGCTAATCCTGTTAGACTTCCTATAAGTTGACCAATCATTTAAACATCCCAGTTTTTCTGTAGTCTATTAGACCACCTTTATTAAAATTGTTTTTTCTTTTAATAGTACTAGGAAAAAGTAAACGTAGAGCAGATTTAACTTTAGGATTAAGGTTTTTATTTGTGCCTAAAAATTTATCTAAAGCTTCTTTAGTTCTTATTCCTATTTCTTTCATAGCAGAAATTCGTAGATTTTGTTGTTCGTTAAAAATTTTATCATCACTTGAAATCTTACCATGTTTTTTATCAAGTTCCCCTAATTTTTTTAATTTATTCATAACACCTTTGGGTAATTCTTCAGCCATTTTTATACTTCTCCGTATATGCTTCTTCAAAGCCCTCTTCATGAACACAGTTCTCATGATTGCCCCAGAGTCTTTGGAAGTAAGTGTCATGTACTTCTAGGTAGTCCTGCTCACTGTATTCATCAGGAGCTAATCTACCTTTGATAATCCACATAAACCTATTTACTTCTTTATGGATAGGACTATTAGTGTTTCTCATTGCCAAGCCATACAGCAAAGCATCCTGTTAAGGCTCCCATACAGATAGACACTAGGCCTGACTGCTGTATGGAAGGATCTGGTAGGGTCATGAACCAATGAACTGCTTGGTAGGTTAAGACAGTCACTGCAAGCATCATAATGCGTGGCATAATCTGCCACTTAAGTACACGTTCCATGATAATCTCTGGCATTATTCCCAATCCCTTTTTGTTCGTGGTTGAAATACGTCTTTGGCCTCAAGATGACCCTCTAGATACATGGCTCTTTCAACATGATCTAAAGAATACTTGACGCCAGTGTCTTGAAATATTGCTTCTCTGATGTAGAAGACGTCAGACCTTGGGATGTGTACTCTTTGTAGTCTCCCTTCGTCCTCGTCAGCTAGTGCTAGATAAAATTCTTCTAGTACATTATCGCTAATGTACATTTTCGGCTTGGACATGACTAGTTATACCTATAAAATTCTCTATGTCAAGAGAGAACGACAAAGAATCTAAGAAAAATTCTTACATGGTACTTAAAGTATACTTAAAGTATTATTATTTCTTTATATATATAAGTAATAATAGACTTTAAGTGTACTTTAAGTTACTCTAAGTACTCTAGTTACTTAAAGTTATACTTAATTATATCACATTTTGTGCAGATGTCAAGAGAAATCTTTAAGTTTTTACTATTACTTATTGAACAGGTGTTCAATTAATACTTAAAGCGTTCTTAACGGCGAGGGTCGGGTATTATCTTCGGGTAGAATACCCTCTGAGAGGCTGTGAGTGGCTCTCTAAGGGGTCATCTCGTAGATTCATGGGGGTAGGCCTACCGTAGGCATGGAGATGGCTCTGTGAGGCTGGATTATGATTAACATTATGTATAGGGATTATGTATATGTCCATAGGTATAACGTATGTGTGGGGGTTAAAGTATTGGTTCATGTAGTTACCAAGTGTATTTGACCCCCCGCTGTCATTGGGTGTATACGTATACGGACACCCCCCGTATGGCCCATGCCCCCCATGCTGTATACAACGGTATACACAAGGTTTTCCTCAGTTAATGTGACACTTTAAGCTGTAACTCCTTGATATCATTGTGTTTTCTATACAATGTAGGATTATTCAGTACACATAATCGGGATTTTTCCTTGTGTTTTCAGGGGGTTACTGTTTGTGAGTAAGGCCATGCACTATACACTACCCATAATAACATTATGTCTGCACATATACACCCACCCCATTATATGTCTTATACATTATCTCTTATACATTATCTCTTATACAACAACTCTTATACATGAATAATTTATTCCTGTTATGAAAAATCTCCAGTCTATACATAACGCAACCTTAGCTTGCTTACAGATACTTTGAACAACTACTTAAAGGTATTCTATCTCAACCTTTACTTGCGAATCACCCCTACCTCTTTCCCTTTATAGTTGTAGAAATAAGCCTAAAATCCTTCATAATATAAGACAGCATGTATTACCCATAGTCTCATAAGTTGTTGATATTATTGACAAAATAAAAGTGTTTGACTTGTTTTGGTCTTTCGGAGTACAAAATAGCTACGGTTTTTGGACTTCTGATTTTCGTCTCCGGTCTTTCTTTTGACCCGCCACGGTTTCAGAGTTTCATTATCTCCCCTACTACTGCCTCCCCTTGTGGCGGTTATAGGGTACATATGCACAAGGGGTATCATGGAACAAATCCAGAGGGGTTTTAACGTGGTGTAGTTATTTTGCAATATCTGACAAGTACTTAAAGTGCGGTTGGATAATACATAGGCTATGACATGGATTTAAATTCTATTTGGTGGCGGTAAATTGATAGCAATACGGTTGCAAGACTTGAATTGACAAGTCGGAGAGGGTTTTTGATTACCCTTGCATTAATTATCTAGGTTGTTTGGCTTCTACATGGTCAAGGGACGTTACTAGAACCGTTTACCATTCAGATACTTTTTGTATCTGATAGGCTTGTCTGTTTTGACAATATCCCGTTAGAGATAGCGGTAACTGTATTGAAATTTCCAGTGGGGGTATAACTCCGACTAAGCCTAGCCAACTAGGTTATGCTTCATAGCATAGGTCGGGGTTGTATCTAGGGGCGTCTCAATGATGGGGCGTCCCGTATGCAACCCTAATGGAAAGATAAAATCATGGCAAAAATTGTAACTAAAATGTTCAAAGATGACGAAATTGATGCGGGTATTGTTAAGATAGCCAAGGATGCGGAGACGTTTCAACAACGTATTCACAACTATGCTGTGTCTATACTCAAGGTATGGCATGACGACAAGGATGCGTTGAAAGCGGTTGCCCGTATTAATGCCTTGCAAGATGCGTCACCTTATCATACCCGTGCCTTCTCTGTGTGGGTTGGTTTGATGTTACCCCTTGAGTGGTCTGATGAAGCTAAGGTGTGGTATTGCGACAAGGATACCATACTTAAAGGCAAGCCTTTTATGGCCGCACGTGATCTACCCTTCTGGAAAGCTTCACCTGCACCTGTGGCCCAGCCTTTCATCATGGCAGATGAATTGCAAAAGATACTGGACAAATCCATCAAGCGTGCTGAGAAGCCCAAGGATGGTGACATGGTTAATGTCGCTGCGTTCAAGCACCTGCGGGAAGCTCTCAAGGTTCTCAATGGTGAGGTGGTGGAATGATCCACCCATGACATACCTAGACTAAGCACCCCATGTATCAACGTGGGGTGTGACTTCTTGACTACTGATAGCGTCCTAATCATGGGGCGCTTTCTGTGTTCAAGCCTTTTGAATACAGCCTCAACGGTTGAGGTTTCAATGATTAGGCATAGGGGTGAACCGTCAATGATTCCCCAATGATTGCCAACTAAATACATGACAGTGCTGTGCGCCCACATTTAGCATGGGTGGGTGTGTGATCTGTAAGACAGCTCTTACAGTGTCACCAAAGTTTTGTAGGTGCAAATCCTACCCGCACAGAGTAATACCCAAGCTGTGAGTGGGTGGGTCTTTGGTTTTTTCTACCCGTAACCTCAGCAATAAGAGCAAGGCTTCATATACCCTGTGATCTTATCGGAGAAACCACGGACGGTTAGTCCCTACATGGTGTGGGGCTTTTTATTTGGAGGATTAACTGTGCTAAGTAAGTATCACAAAGACGCAATTGAAGTTTCTGATAGGATAGAAATATTAAATGCTCGCAAAGCTCGGTTTTCTAATCATGCCACCTTATACACTAGGGTTGCTGGTGTTTGTTTAGAAATATCAGAGCTTGAAAAGCAATTGCCTGTGCTTAAAGCCACGGCAAAATGGGCAGATGAACTAAATGATCGTGGTGTTCTGTGATGAATAACCAACAGAATAAAATCAATGGTGAATGGCCTAAAAAATCTGTGTATGTGATTACTCAAGTACACAGTGACCGTTTGTTCTGGTCTAATACTGATGGGTGGTGTGATAATACCAGATCACTCTTTACCCCTGAAGAAAAAGAAACCTTTAACCTGCCTATGGGTGGAGTTTGGATGTTGTTAAATGAATAACCAACAACGTATTCATCAAGACCTACTCACTGCCCTAACACAGATGGGCGGTGTGTCTACCTTTGCTGCTGAGTTGATTGCTCAGTATCTTTTAACCAAATACAAAATGGAGGAACTATAATGTTTCGTGATGACTTTCTTTGCGCTAAATTCTTTGACAAGTGGACGGCACTAAGCCGACAGTCTCAGGTCTTACGTCAAGACTTGTACCAGCTTAATGCTGATATGATGGGTCCGAAAGAGTGGGAGCATAGTGCTGATCGCCGTAGTCATGAGGTCAACATTGCATGGGCTGAACATAAAATGGAAAGGATGTTATGAATGAGCCAACCAAATACCAACCCTAATAGGCTCAAGTATAAAGTCTATAGGGTTGTCACGGTAAAGACTGGTAAGGTGACACGCCTTGCCGGTGTGGGCATGGAGTTGCCACATGAAGTGCTACGCAATCTCCCCTTGGGGTGTGAGTGGGTAACTGAAAAAGGTGACACCATTTATGAAAGGATAATGTGATGAGTAAATGGTGTTGGTTCAACATTATCATGGGTGGGTGCTGCGTGTTCCTACTCATGCTCATCCTGTGGGTGGCAACACCCTGATCACTACCTAGAGTACACCTTCGGAGGGGTGTACTTCATGGTACTGAGACGGTGCCTTTACAATCTATGTTCTATGAAAGGAACAAACTATGGCTAGAACTTTTTACACAGACGATCACAAAAATGCAACCGTGGCTATGTACATGGAGCATTCTCTTTCAGACACCTCATTAGAAATGGGTGTGTCCACAGGATCTGTGGTTTCTTGGTACAAGGCGGCTGTCGCTGCTGGTGATGTACAACGTCGCAACAAGGTCGGTGATGCCTTCTTTACCCTTGCAGATAAGCATGAAGCGTGTACGTATTACTCTACACATACTGGTGATCAGACGGTAG